AAATAAATATAATTTTGAATTCTACGTATACTGTTAGTGAAGTTGAATTAGTGGTTGATATGTTACTAGAATTGATAGTATCAACTCCTACGATACTATTAAATATGGTGATAATAACAACTCATAATTTGCCTTCTGGAATGGCTTTAACGGCTTTTTATAACTCATTAGTACATAAGATGATTTCATTGTATGTTTATGCAATCAGATGCAATCAATTGAAAATTAAGAGAGATATCTCAGAGTTTTTATTGAATGTTGATGATTACGTATATGGTGATGATAAACTTATGGTGGTTACTGATGCTTATAGGAAGATTATGGACCCTTTGAATTATGCAAATATAGTTCAAACGCTTGCTTTAGATTTTACAACGGCTGATAAGAAACCATGGGATGATGCTACTAGTTATTTGAATATCTCGAAAGTCTCTTTTTTAAAGAGAGGCTTTCTTGGACATCCATCGTTAGGACGATGGGTCGCTCCATTAGATGAAAAATCGATGACTAGTACATTAAACTATGTAACGGATGAATTGCGAGATGAGGAATTGGTAATTGTTAAATTATTAAATTTTCAAAGAGAAGCATTTTTACATTATGACAAATATGAAAAATATATGTCTGGTGTGAAGAAGTTTTTAAGTGAGAATTTGGATTATTTACCAGTTAAATTCCTGTCGAAAAATGCATTAATTGAATTGTATAACGATGATCTTTATGGATCATTAATACAATTTAATTAAGTGTGTGTGTGAAGTGACACTGCAGAATATTATCTGTCTAGGATGATGTTTTGCTTTGTTGGAGGTATTCTTGAGTGTTTTAGCGGACTAACAATCCATTTATTGTAAATCATTTATATTTTTACGAGTCATATAGTAGGCTATACACGTAGGGATACGTTATTAGTAATCTATGATTGTCGAAATATTGATTTATAATTGAAATGAAGGATGATGCTAAACCTCGTTTAAAATGAATCTCATAAGTTTTTTGGATTTCTTAAATAGTATTGTCTCTTAAATTCGAGCGCTCAAAAATCCAACTGTATATAAACCAACATGGCAGAACAATTTAACATGGAACAACAACTATCACAAGGTATTAGATTGACGACAAGATCTGATACTTCAACAACAACGCGTGCGATGACATCGAAACATAAAATACGTGATAATATCATTCAA